TATGCACACTGGATGGAATACGGCGCACCGGGCGCAGGCGTACCGGCACAGCCGTTTGTGAGGCCTGCGGTAGATGCTGCGGGCGGTATAACGCTACGGTTTGCGGCGGAACTGTTGAAACGTGAAATCCTGAAAAGCCCGCTAAAATGAACGTAACCGGGCCGATAAGACAATTGATAGTTGACGCCTCGACGACGTTGGGGAGCCGCATACATCCGGGCGTTGTGCCGGAGAATGAGACGCTGCCTTATGCTGCAATTACGATAGTATCCGGATTCGGTAGCGAAACAAAGTCGGGTGTTTCGGAGACGGATATTATTCGGGTACAGATAGACTGCTACGGGGAGTCGTACGGCGAAGCGGCGGCAGCGAGTCAGGAAGTACGGGACGCGATAGACTACCATAGCGGAAACATAACAAGCGGGACGGATACGGTAAACGTGGACTGGATCATCTGGGCCGGGCCGATTGAAGGATTTGAAAACACGCCGCGTATGTTCCGCATAGGGTCGGAATACACGGTACACATAAAAAACTGAGCATGAAACGCTTTAAATTAAATCAGGACTTCCAAACCTTCAAAGCGGGGTGGGTTGTGCAGTTAAGCGACGGCGACGCCGAACGCCTTGCCGGGCAGGGGCTTGGAAACATCGTAAACGACCGCGTAGCCTGCGTAAAGGAACACGCGGAAGACTTCGACGCCTGCCGCCCTATTGCATCAAAACAGGCCAAAAAGGCCGCAAAGAATAATAAACCCGAAGAGGTGGATAAAGACACCCCGGAGGACATCATCGAACACGCTAATAATCTTTAAAAATGGCAACTACTGGCATTGTAGGCGCTCGCCTACTCAAAATTCAGGCAATCGCCGATGGCGGCACCCTTGCTGCTGTTACGTGCTTAACAAGCGCAGAAATGAACATTTCCAACGAAATGCGGGACACGACCTGTAAGGACTCCGGCATTTACACCGATGCCTTGCCCGATCAGCAAACTTGGACGATGAGCGGCGAAGCCTGGGTGAATTACGGTGCTACAAACGGGCACGACGAACTTTCAACGCTCGTACTTTCGCAAGGGCTGGTTGATGTGGCATACGGCACCGGCGTAACGGGTGACACGTCTTTCACAGGATCAGGCTACCTCACTACGTTTGGCGTATCCGCCGGGGTGACAGGTAACGGTTCTTTTACCTTTGAAATTACCGGCGTTGGACAACTGACAAAGGGTACATTCTCTTAATATGATAACCATGATCGAATTGGGCGGGAAAATGCGCCCGATTGAATTCTCCACGAAAGTTGCTTATGATTTTGAGCGGCTTACCGGGAAAGGTTACCTCACCGAAATTGACGAACTTATACGGGACATTGCCCGTGTGGGCGCGGTAGAGGGCGGAGACAGTGTAGACGTAGGCCGGGCCGTCGCTCAGATGTCTGTTGTCCGGTTTGTGGATATTACTTTTGCCGCTTTGGTGTATGCGCATTCTGTGCAGCGTATGTCGGTAGACTTCACGCAGCGCGACGTAGCCGGGTGGCTATTGGACAACAATTTTACGCCGGCCTGGCCGGTAGCGAACCTGATTATTGACTCACTGCCCAAAGCCCAACCGGGCGAAGCGCAGCCCGAAGGCACAAAAAAAAAGCAGATAGAAGCGGAGGTATCAACTGGAACGAATGGAGGCGAGCCGCAGCCGACGCAGGAATGAGCGAAGATGAATTTTGGCAGACAACGCCTCGGTATCTGTTTGAACGTTGCCGGGCGGCAAACGAAGAAAAGTTGCGGACAAGGTACCGGACTTATGCACTTTTAAAGGCGCTTGGCGTGGGCATGGAAATAAACAAGCCATCTGCCCTGTATAGTTTTGAATGGGAAGAACCAGAACCGACGGCGGCGGAAATGTGGCAAAACATAGACCCGTCCGTTTTGGCAAACTTTGAAAGCCACGCAAACGAGCAATTAGCAAAAATGCCCAAAAATGGCAACAGTAGCAGACCTTAACGTAAGGCTTGGCCTTTTGTACGATGGACTCGACAAAGGGTTAACCCAGGTGGAGCGAAAACTCCGGCGTTCCGGCGACCGGCTCTCTAAGTTGGGGTCTGACCTTACTATTGCTATTTCAGCGCCATTGGCGGCCCTCGGCGCTGCATCTGTAAAAGAAGCGGCCAACCTCGAATCTTTGCAACTTGCATTAGAGACGCAAATGGGTAGCGCAAAGGCGGCGCAAAAGGAGATGGAATTGCTCCGAAAAGAGGCGCTAAAACCCGGACTTGGATTTGAACAGGCGATACGAGGTTCTGTACAATTGCAGGCCGTAGGATTTAACGCAGAATTTGCCCGCAGAACCATATCTTCCTTTGGTAATGCCCTTGCGCTTGCCGGGAAGGGAAAGGAGGAATTGGACGGCGTTACAAGGGCATTAACACAAATATCGGCAAAGGGCAAGGTTTCGGCAGAGGAAATAAATCAAATTGCCGAACGGCTGCCGCAAATAAGAACGGCCATGAAGGCCGCCTTTGGCACGGCAGATACCGAAGTGCTACAAAAGGCAGGTATAGGCGCCGAAAAGTTTATAGCGGGCATTGTATCCCATCTTGAAACGCTGCCGCCCGCAACGTCTGGAATGAAAAACAGCATCGAAAATGCTGGCGATGCTGTTAAACAGTTCTTGGCAAGTATCGGAACTGAGATAAACAAAACGTTTAACCTAAACGAAAAAAGCGAACAACTATCAAAAACGCTTACCGCCGCCGCACAGGGTTTTGCCAACCTCGACGAAAGCACAAAAAAGACGATTATCACTTTCGGACTCGCCGCCGTAGCCGCCGGGCCTTTGATTAAGGTTTACGGGGTTTTAGCCTCGACAGGGGCGCAAATAATCAGCGTCGGGCGGGGAATAGTGGATGGGTTTAAATCCGCTACCGGCGTAATCCTAAACGCCGCATCGGCATTCGGGAAACTCAACATGGTTATGAAGGCTTCCGTAATCGGGGCCGTCGTTTTGGGCGTTACAGCCCTTTATCTTGCCTACGATCACTTTGCAAACTCCCTGACAGACGCAGAACGCGCACAGGCATCCGTTCTGGATGTAACGCGCCGGGCGAATGAGGCGACGGTGGACGAGCGAACAAAGGTGATGCTTCTAACCGACGTGCTGAAAGACAACACGGCAAAGCGGGAAGACCAGCAGAAAGCCTTAAAAGAATTGCAGGCAATCAGCCCGCAGTATTTCGGCAACCTCGATCTTGAAAAATCGAAGGTGGGCGACATCAACACAGCGCTCGAAAAATACACCGCTTCTATCCTTCGCGCCGCAAAAGCGCAAGCCGCATTTGAGCAGATAAAAGAGATAGAAAAACAGTTAAGCAACCTGAACGAAAGCGCAAAGCCCACGCTTTGGCAGCAGTTAGGGGCGCAAATAGACGGACTTGGAAACAGTTATATCACGGCGGCAAGCGAGGCACTTTCATTCGGGGAAAATATAAAAGAACAACGCTCTGCACTGGAGGCGCAACGTTCGGCGCTTGTGGGCGTGATAAAAGAAAACTCCAATTATGTAGATACAGTTTCGGGCGCAAACAACACAACCGAAAAAGCGATAGGCCTTTCTAAAAGGGATGCAGCGGCAAAGAAGGAACAAAAAGACGCCTTCGATCAATACGTTGAGTCTTTAAACAAGGCAGAGGCGGCAAAAAAGAAATCGTTAGAAGTCAGAACGGCAATGGGCGTGGGGCCGCTGGATCAACTTCCGCAGGCTCCCGGCGCGATTATTCCAGAAAACGGGCAGACAAGTATCGGCGCAATGGTGGAAGGTTTGACGGCAATGACCGAACTGACCACAGCAGCAGGCGAGGGGTTTTCCAGGCTTTCCAGCATTATAGCCACCGGCGGAACCCTGATAGAACAAGTAAGTTTTGCGATGGCATCCGCATTTCAGGCGGCAGGGGCAAGCGGAGAAGAATCGTTTGGCAAAATGGCCCTTGCGGCAGTAGGCGCAGCGGCAAAGATTATCAGGACGCAAATACAAACGGCGGTAACAGCGGCGGCATTGTCAGCGCTTAAAAGCGTGCCGTTCCCGTTCAACATCGCAGCAGCAGCGGCAGCCGGCGCGCTTGCGTCCGGCCTGTTCAACAAACTAATTTCATCGGTCGGCATCCCGGCGCTTGCAGAGGGTGGCGTTATCACCGGGCCGACTACGGCGTTAATGGGGGAATACCCTGGCGCACGCACTAACCCCGAAATTGTCACGCCTGAGAACAAAATGCGGGACGTGTTCAAAGGTGTTATGCGCCGGTACGGCAGCATGGGCGGCGGGGCGCTGACTACACGCATATCCGGCAGGGACATCCTTTTTATTTTAGAGCAGGCTCAATACGACAGCCGCAGAACCAGGGGTCGATAATGGCATTAAGATTTTACAGCGAATTCCCTTCTTATCTGGGCATTGATTGGCGTATTGAAATACACGATACGGACTTTTTAGACACGGAAACAGAACTAACCGTTTCCGGCGGTTTTTCGCTTAATCCGAAGTCAGACGGGCGGGAATTTACAGAGGCTTTAATGCCGACGGAACTAACCGTTAATATCGTAATTCAAGACCCGGCAGAAACATTTAAAGACGATATTGTAACAAGCAGCGAAACGCGGTTTTCCGTAGTCCTTAAAAAAGGTGGTGACTTTTATTGGGCCGGGGCGCTTGTTCCGGACGTGGGAGAAATAGAGGACAAGGGGCCTAAGTATGGAATGACACTAAAGGCTGTTTGTGGCCTGGGCCTGCTTGCCGATTACGAATACATTGACGAAACGCCGACAGCGGACAAATGGACAAATACCTTTTCCGGATTTGAGCGTCTTATCAAAGTTATTGCCCTTTGCCTTAAAAAACTGCCGCACATACAAACGCACTACGCAGCCTCGACGCAGTTTTTGCAAACTGTAATAAACTGGCACCATAGCGGACAACCGTTTGACGATCCCGATAATACAAATGATCCGCTTTACAACGTCTATGTTTTGCAGTCTGTGTTTTCCGGAATTCAAACCTCCGGGAATGCAAAGCCGCTTTCATGCGCGGCGGCAATAGAGGCGATTATGACGGCCTTTAATGCCCGTATCGTACAGGTCGGGGGCTTATGGCGGATAGAGCAATACGAAAGCCGGACACTTGACATAAGCACAAATCCCGCCGACAATCGGGCGCGCATATATAATTACGACATTGACCCGCCTACAGTATCCGGAATAAACCCAATTTCTATCGAAATAGACCCCGGTAACAACAATCTGCGTTTGGCGGGCGGAAGTTTCGGGTTTGCAAAAGGCGCAAAAGAGGCAATTATTAACCTCGACACAAAGACGCGCTACAACCTAACCGAGGCTATGCGCTTCGACGAGACAAGCGCAAGCGACTATAACGCCGGGAATGTCTTTTGGGACGGCACCGCATCCACATTCCGCGCAAAGGGCACCATTGCGGGCGCGTTTGACAATGTGAATATTCCGCCCATCGTGTTTACGGTGAACGCAACGCTCGTTTTCAGGTTAAAGGTGAATTTAGACAGCAATTACCTAAACCAAACAATTACACATTCCGGAAGCGTCTTTCAAGGTGTTATAACACAAATGGTTTGGAGTGGATCGGTGCAATATGTGGAAATTGCCGTCGATATAGACAACCTTCCCGCGATAGGTGACAGTGTAGATTTTTCAAAGGATTTTGATTTTACTATTTCCACGCCGGCGGGCACTCAGGGGAATATGTCAGTTTTTTTTGAACTAAACCGCGTGGTAAACAGGTCTACCGGGGCAAACATTTCGGATACGTTATGGGATGCTATATGGGACATGACAGACCCGTATTTCGCTATATATTACGACAATGACATTGCACAGGGAGCGCAAACATTCCAGGTAATAAACAACGATTATGTAAATAGCGCGACTATAAAGAAAAATACCATTTTGGGGGATGCGGTAGGGCTGAATGACCGGGGCGCATTTCGATACATCAGTGGCAGCGATTATATAAAAACGCTGGATTGGTCAGTACGGGACAGTATAGATGGATTCTTTATTTCTAACCTGTTAGGCCGCAGAATCTTACAGGCACAAAGTACATCGCGAAGGGTTATAAACGCTACAATTTACGGGCCGGATGTAAGCCAATTTGATCTTGCCATTGAATACGAGGGTATCCGATATTTGTTCATGGGCGGCAATTTTCGGGCAGACCGCGACGAGTTAAGCGGAACATGGATAGAGTTACGGTACGATAATATTGATATTTCCACTGCCGTAAACAGCGATACGGATAACGCCGGATCACCACCGACCACTACCGGAACTATAAACCAAAACATCGGCACCGGCCAGACCGGGGCCGACGGCAACGGTATTTATACCGGGTCGGGCACGGTTCCGGACGGCACAACGGCAACGCTGGACGGGACATTGACGATACAACGCAGCAGCGCCGGAAGCGGGGACGGTTTTTTTGTGATTGTGGACGACGGATCAAACACGAACGAATTAAGGGTTGCGGAAGGGTCAGGGGTTCGCATTGTAAGCACAAACGAAACAATCTCCTTAGAGGGAGAAACGGCGTTTGCGGACGTAATCAGCGCGGCTACAATAAGCAGCAACCAAAACGACTACGCAGGCGGGGCCGGGGCAAATACCTTACGCCTTACAGCATCGACAGCAGTAAATATTACCGGCTTTGCGGGTGGGTCAGCAGGCAGGGTTCTTCTTGTACATAATATCGGAAGCAACACAATTACCCTGAAAAATGCTGATACCGGCAGCAGTGCGGCAAACAGGCTTGCAATAGGCGAAGATTTTGCCCTGCGCGAAAATCATTGCGTCGTATTACAATATGACGCTACTACTTCACGGTGGCGAATTGCCGCTGCCGACCGGCTGGGCTATTGGGTAGAGGCATACACAACCAGCACGGCGACTACTGCGAGCCTTAGCGCTACTTCCCCTGCATCGAATATAAACGCGGCAATAGTTCCGAAGGGAACGGGATCGGTAATGGCGGCAATTCCGAATGGGGCAAGTACGGGAGGAAATGCGAGGGGAACAAAGTCGGTAGATTTGCAGATTGACCGGATAAGTGCCTCACAGGTAGCGTCCGGAACGTCATCTGGTTTATTTGCAGGGCGAAGGAACCTTGCATCCGGCACATATTCTACCGTTTTAGGCGGCAGCGGCAACACCGCAAACGCAGAGGGCGCGTGTTCGGTAGGAGGACAACTTAATACAGTAAGCGGGCAATATGCTGCTAATGTTTGCGGGAGCGGGAATACGGCAAGCGGCACAGCCGCCGTGACATTATCAGGAGTCGACAATACCGCAAGCGCAGATTATAGCGTAACGGTGGGCGGGAATAGTGCATCTGCTTATTTATATTCTCAAGCGGCGAGATCAAGCGGGAAATTTACAGACGTAGGGGATGCGCAGTTTTCGGAATTAATTTTGCGGCGTAGGATAACGGGAACCTCGCAATCTGAATTATTTTTGGATGGAACCTCAGTACAAGCAATTCTGCCGGCAACAAACAAGATTTGGAATTTCAGGATAGATGTTGTTGGGGTATGCGATACGGTAGGAAACGGCGTGGGCATTACGGCGGGCGAGGTATGGGCGTCCTGGCATTGCGGGGCGATCAAAAGGATCGGTTCTACAACATCGCTTGTCGGAACGGTGCAAAATATTGCAACGGCGCAATCAGACACCGGAATGGCGACCGCCGTAGTAACGATAGACGCAGACGATAGTACCGAGGCGCTACGCATTAGAATAACCCCGCCGTCAACGGCGGGAACTACAACCGTTTGCCGTTGGGTGGCTACCTTTAAGTTAACAGAAATCGGATATTGAACATGAAAAACATTGTTTTTATCGGGCTTTTCTCTTTATTTTTGTGTAGTTGTAGCCGGAATATCTATAAAACAGAACCGGCCAGGGGCATCACCCCTGCATATTCAAATTTGCGCATAACAAATTACGAGGTCGGGCGGGCAATTCTTCCGGGCGCGCTGGGGTTCGTTGGCGGGGCAATAGACACGGATACGCGCCGGGGAAAGTTTTTTCAGCAGGGAATATTTTTAAGCGCTACGGTAAGCATAGGCGCGTGGGGGAAACGTCCGGCAAAATTTTACTTTTTAGATTTAGGGGCCGGACTTGCAGGTGCGGCGCTTGGTTTCACGGTAAAAAATCAAATTCAAAAAAGATGACATACAAAGAAGGGCAGGCAGTGCTTTACAAGCCGCTAAACGTGATCGGCTACATTCGCCGGGTGAATAACCGCCCGGAGGTTTCCGAAACACAAAGAAACTATCAGGTCGAGATAAACGGATACCTTGTTACCGTGTACTGCGATCAGGAAGATACATACCTTGCAACAGCACCGCCGAAGCCACGCCCGCCGGTTCGCAAACCCGGAATTTTTGACGGGCTGAACCTTCCGAAATGGTTGGGCGGAAAGGAACATGGAGCCGTAACTGTACAATAATATGGTACAGGTAGGAGAAATTGAGCAAAACCCGACTTATGTAATTACGACGGCGGAACTGAAAGACGGCGAAGTTATTTTCGGCAAAACACTTGCGTCTCCGGGCTGGCAACTTTGCCCGAAATGCGACGGGGCCGGGCGTATAACTGCCGGGCCGGGCAGCAGTACCGTATTTGAACCTTGTCCCGTTTGTATGGGCAAAATGATTATAAACATTCAAACAGGCTTGCCGCCATTATATGAAACGCAGAGCGCATTATAACGTCGGCAAGGGAGCCGGAGGCGGAAAGTACACAAGCAACATTCCGGACAAAAAACGGAATGTGCGTTTGCGTCCGGTTAACTATAGTACAAAAACCGGCAGCCCGTTTAAAGACGTGGCATTTGGCCTTTTGCTTTGTGCGCTTGGAATCGCGCTAATGCGTTTAATTATTTAAAAACGGCACGGAAATAGCCTGCAAATGGTTAAAACCGTGCTATGGAAAAGTACGATCCGATGGTGGACTTTTACAAAACTGCGATTCAATACCTGTTTAAACAGGGCATTGCCGTTGTACTTTGCGCCGTGTGTTGTTTCGTCCTGTGGAACGAAATGAACCGGCGCGACAACCTGCACGAAAACAAAATCTCCCTGCTTAACACGCAGTGGTCAGAGGCGCTAAACGACGCCCGCGAGGACTGGCGGATGTGCGAAGAAAAGCGCCGGGAACTTGAAATACAATTTACGGAACTAAAGGCGCGGGTAGATATTCTTTCCCGGCGTCGATAAAAATTCACTTAAAACATAACTATCGTGGCAAATTCTGCTAAATTTTTCAATGCCGGCTCGCCCGGTTTCCTTTACTCTGTCATTACGACAGCACTCACTATATTCGCCGCGTCTGGCGTACAATTCCCGAAAGTTCCCGGCGATCTGTCTACGGAACTGGTTTCTTCTTTTTCAACCGGCGGCGTTTACGCCCTCATCGGCGTAATGGTTGCGTCCGTCATTTTCCCGATTTACAACGCGATACAGGCAAAGACGTTTTCCTTCAAAGGCGTGTTTTCGCGCAACCTGACATGGATTGCGATTGGCAACCTCGTAGCAGCCGGCATTGCCCTAACCGGCTTTGTATTGCCATCCGGAACGGCGGATCAGATTGTCGGGGCCGTGTCCATGAAGGATTGGGGCGGACTGATTTCGATCCTGGGCCTCACCGTTGTCAATACGCTTATTCGCTATCTGAAAGATAAAGCCCCGGAAGTAAATGCCTGATATTCAGCGGGCGATAACTATACTCCTATGCCTTGCGATCATCGCGGGCGCATGGGCGACGGTGCGTTATATCCGTCCGGAGTTGTCCGGGTGGCGGCGAAACGCCTTGCTTGTAATAGCCGGGGCCGCTACGGTCGCATTGTTGGCGGTTATTTACTTTACGCTCCGGTGAAAATTGAAACTTACACACACTAAAATAAAGAACATGGCAAATGCTTTGGCGGATGCAATCCGCACCCTCACCCTCGACAAAATTGATTTTGTAGACGACGCCTCGGAAGGTATTATCGACAGCCTTGTATCGGCTGCGCTCACGCTCGACGACGCCGGAGACGCCTTTACGGCGCTTGCCGGGGACGACGTAGATCAGGCGGACGTGGCCGTCGGGCTGGTTGATCTGGCCGACCTTTTCGACGATGCCGACTTGTCGCCTGCCCAAACCGACAAATTAAACGGAGTGGTTGATAAATTGCTGAAATCCGGCAGTGACGAACAAAAGGCAGCAGCAAAAACCCTGTTTTCGGCTGCGCTCGGATTCGGAATTGCCGCAAAATACGCAAATCGGTATTTCAACGATCTGCTCGCCACCGACCCGGCGTAAAGAATGTTCATGGATTTCCGTTTTTGGGCCTCTGCGGTTAGCGCGGGGGCTTTTTTATTTATTAAAGAAAAATTTATTTGTTAAAATTTGCTTTGCCTA